CGCTGATACGTCTCCTGACCGCCAGGCAGATAAAGTTGTTACATACGATGCTAGTGCATCTGTCCACAAAAGTGTCCTGCTAAAAGACATCGTCTACCCGCAGTGTACTGTACAGGTATTCACTTCTAGTGGTACTTGGAATAGACCTACTGGTTGTCGTAGAATTAAAGCTACGATTACTGGCGGTGGTGGTAATGGCGGTGACGCCTCCAGCACCACCGGTACTGTTGGAGGTGGAGGAGCATCAGGTGCTACAGCTATTACCTACCTAGATGTGTCGTCGATCTCTTCTCTTTCTGTAACCGTCGGAGCAGCTGGAGGCACAAGCCAGTTGGGAGCATCAGGTGCCAATGGTAATGCTACAGGTGGATCGGATGGTTCAAACTCTACCTCTGTATCTCCACGCATTGGAGGAACTGCGGGTACTGCTTCAAATGGTACGATCAATCTTAACGGTGCAGATGGTCCTTTAGGAATAGGTTCTACAACAAATAGCCACTCATACACAGCAGCTTCGTCATTTTGGGGTCCTGGCGGAGCTGGTGTTGGGGCCAATTCTAATGGTAATAATGGAGCTGCATATGGATCTGGTGGAAGTGGCGCAGTAAGAACCAGTACCAATAGGACAGGTGGAGCTGGTGCTCCTGGTATCGTTCTTATTGAGGAATTCTATTAATGCCTAAGTACAATATAATTAAAGACGGTGAAGTAATCAATACAATTCTTTGGGATGGTGTTTCAGATTACAATCCTGGTGAAGGGTGTACTCTAGAACTCTGGACCCCTCCGGTTATTGAAGAGGAAGTTGAATAATGAATTGCGGTAAACGAGGTCTGGACCTCTGTAAGCAGTTTGAAGGGTGCGAGAAACGGCTGAAAGACGGTCGATACATCGCTTACCTTGATACGCTTGCAGGTCCTAAGTTCTGGTCTCCAGGCTACAATGGCTTGTGGACTATCGGCTATGGTTCGACTGGACCGTACATTACTGAAGGCACTATCTGGACGAAGGAACAGTGTGAAGCTGGTCTTCTGAAAGAGATGAATGCAAAGGCGGTCCAACTCAATGCATACCTGCGGGTCAAGCTTAATCAGAACCAGTTTGATGCTCTCTGCTGTGCTGCTTACAATCTCGGCGTTGCTGGGATGCGCACTGTACTGGATGCTATAAACGCTGGTGATAATGAATTGGCCATGCGGCGCTTGGTTAACCATAACCACGCTAGCGGCAAGGTCGTTGCTGGATTGACGCGTAGACGTTATGCTGAGAAGGAACTGTTCGAGTGGGAAACGAAGGAAGAAGTAGTGGCACTATCGAAACCACTTCAACAGGCCAATACGATTCAGAATACGACAGCCGTCGGTGGATTCTCACTGGCAGCGATGTGGAACTACCTGCCTCAGGTAAAGGAATTCATGCAGGATCACACCGGTATGATTCTTCTTGCAGTGGTAGGTACCGTACTCGGTATCAACTACCTGTATCAGAAGCATTGGCATAATGCCTTTGATGAAGGTACGTATGTACCCACGGGTACGAAGCCAGTTCCTGTAATCCCTGAGGAAGAACTTCCGGTAGAGGAGGCAGAAGCTGATGCTATCGCTTAGTATGATTACCGGAGCAGTTGCTTGGATTGCTACCCACATATGGGTACTATTGCTTGCTGTTGCTCCAGCTGTTCTTAACTTTGTCTCTCCATTGTTCAAGAACCTTAGTGAAGGTGGTGCAGGCTTCGTCTCAACAGTTTGGGAAGGAGCAAAGACAAATAAGTTTGCAAACTGGATGTTTGCTCTTGTTGTCGGTGTAGTTGCTTTCGCTGTCGGCTACCACTATGGTTGGTGGGGTGCAATCGATTGGGGTCATGAGCACTATCGTTGGATAGCTAAGAAAACCGTAACTTCCGCATGGTGGAAGTTCTGGTAATGGAAAGAGATGATGTACTAGTTGCTTTGGCTCGTCTTCAAGCGACGCAAGAACAATTGCTAATTCGTTTTGATGAGTATAAAGTAAATCAAAAAGAAATGCACATCGATAACAATACTCGAATGGATGCTATTGAAGCGGACATTTCAGTGTTGAAGGAAAAGATTAACTGGGCTGCTGGTGCTATGGCGCTAGCTGCCATTCCTTTCTTCATTGTTATTGACTGGATTAAAGCAAAGATATTCGGAGTTAACTAAGTGAAACAAACTCTACTTGATATTGTCCAAGCTATCTTGGCTGCAATGGATAGCGAAGAGATCAACTCTATCGCTGATACTGTTGAGGCAAAGCAGGTAGCATTGATCTGTAAGAATGTCTATTACGATATTACTACAGACCTTAATCTTCCTGGAAAGCAGACCATATTCCAACTTAACGCAAGTGGTGATATTACTGTTCCCTGTGTTATGACAGTACCGGCAGATATCTTCAAGGTAGAGAATGTTCGGTATGATTATACTGCAGTTCCTGGTGAGACTCCTGATTATCGCATCATCGAACTTCTAACCTTTGAAGACTTTATGCTTCGTCAGATTCCTGGTGAAGCAGTAGACAATAGTATCCAGGTTCAAACAGTTACTGTAGGTGGAGAAGACTTTCAGTTCTACTACAGAAACAACGCTGATCCTAAGTTCTACACTACCTTTAACGACAACACATTGATCTTTGACTCTTACAATTCCGTTAAGGAAGATACTCTACAAAAAGTCAATACTATGTGTACGGGAAGAACAATTCAAACCTTCCTGCTTGAAGACTCCTTCATTCCTGATCTAGAAGCTAATCAGTTTTCGTACTACATTAATAAGTGTAAGGTACGTGCATTTAACGAACTGAAACAAACTGCCAACCAGGAAGCAGCTGCTGAAACGCGCAGACAGAAGATCATGCAGCAAAAGCGTAAAGGCAAGACAGAAGATCTTCCAGCAGTATTTACTATCCCAGCTCGCTTCGGCAAGTCTGGAACAACCAGGTCATCTGACAAGATACCCAGATCATTAAGAAGCGGATCATAATATGAACACTGCCTATGAAAACTTCGAAGACCAACTTGATGAAGTTTATAATGAACGTACGAGAACTAAGACTTTCAACGGACGTACATACACTATCAGATGCCACGATCCTTACGGCTTCTGGAAAGTAGAATCCAAGAGTAACGGTGGTCGAATGCCAGACGACCTTAAACAAGATTTCACTACGATGGATCTAGCCTGGCGGGCAATTGAGAACTACGAAAGACAAGTAGGTCATCTCTTGGATCGTAAAGAAGATAAGAAGAATAAGAATAAACCGAAAGAAATTGAGCTGTAATTCATGTCGCGTACAAGCGGTATCACAATCCAGAATAACTTCTCTCAGGGTTTGATCACTGAGAGTACGCCTCTCAATTTTCCGAAGAACGCATCTACGGATGCGGACAACGTTATCTTTGATTATACTGGGAGAGTAATTCGTCGTCAAGAGATTGATCTTGAGGATGGTTACTCTCTTGGTTCTTCATTAACGTTTACAGCTTCAGATGTCTACACCGAGTATCGTTGGCAACAGGCCAGTGATAAAGGCTTCTTCTCGTTCCTTGTGCAGCAAGCTGGTAACATGATACACTTCTATGATGTGTCATCTACTACGACTGTGTCTGCAAATAAGAACGTTAATACGATCAATCTTAATTCGTATCTGGCTAGTGGTTCAACACTTGTTCCAGCTTCCTGGCCCTGCCAGTATGCTCAGGGTAACGGCTCACTGATTATCGTCAGTCGAGCGATTAATCCTCTATTGGTTAAATACGATCCAGCAACAAACACAGTTTCAGTAACTCCAATCACTCTTCAGTTCAGAGACTTTGCTGGTCTCACTGATCCGTACAGTGATCAGACACGCCCGTCTTTCAACACAATCACAGATATGAAAGCAAGCGCTAACGGAGTTATTCACTACTACAATCTACTCAATCAAGGTTGGTGGCAGGGTACGATCACTGCAGGTGATTTGAGTGCTACTAGTGCTCTTGGTCAGTGGGACGCAGACGCTACATCTGGATCACCAGCCGTTGGTACTATGCCAAGTAACTACGACTATGTCGGTTACTACCGAGCAAGTGCAACTGACGCTTATGATCCTCAGCGATTGATTAACTTCCAGCAGGGTAATACTCCCGCTCCTAAGGGGCACTTTATTCTTGATGTAGGTAATACTGATCGCAGACAAGCAGTTCTTAATAGTGGTTTGACGCTAGATCTTAATGGTGTTGTCGTCGAGATCATACCGTATTCTACTGGTACTCTTCTTGGAGATATTGGTACAAACTCTGCTCAAGCATTCGATAATAACTACAACCCTTCTTCTTCTCTTGCATCTCAGAGTGATTCTTTTTCTGGTACAACAGTAACTCGTACACACTATCTTGGTAAGGATCTTGGATCTGGTAATGCTAAGAAGATTGACCACGGAACTTGGTATGGTAATAAGATAACTGTTACTTATCATGCCGCTAGTTATCGTGTGACTTATTTCAATCAACCAAATAAAACATACTATCCTGATGTAACTATCAGCCTCTATGCAAGCAATTCAGCACCTATATCTGCGACCAATGGAACGTTATTAGGTTCCGCAGTTTACAAAGCAGGTGCAAATAATAAGATTAATATACCTAGCTCAGACAAGTCTACAGCTTACAGATACGTCTGGTTAACTGCAACTTATACTGAAGTCAAAGATACTCTTGCACTTACTCAATCCGAAAGTACTCTCTATGCTTCTGAACTTGAATTGTGGGAAGCAAAGACTGTTTCAAATACTGCAACCTATAACGATATCGAGAAAACAACTGAGAGACCTCAGACAGTAACGTACTATGCTGGACGAGCCTTCTACGGTGCTCTTAACAGCAATAGCTTTGCTACTAGTATCTTCTTCTCTCAGATTATTGAGAAAGATGCTCAGTATGGTTTCTGTTATCAGCTGAACGATCCGACAAGTGAAGATCTATTTACTCTTCTAGATAGTGATGGTGGTGTTATAACAATCCCAGATATGGGACAGTTGCAAACACTGTTTGTCTATCAGACAGCTCTTATTGCTATCGCAACAAACGGTGTGTGGATTATACGAGGATCTAGCGGTCAGTCTTTCAAAGCTACCGATTATGTTGTTCGTAAGATAAGTTCGCAAGGATCAACATCGCCGCTAAGCGTTGTAGATATTAATGGTATTCCTTACTGGTGGGCTGAGTCTGGTTTGATGAAACTGGATTATAATCCTCAGTTTGACTCGTTCAGTGTCAACTCTATTACTGATACGACTATTCGTAAGTTCTTTCTTGACATTCCAATGACCAATCGGTCAGAAGTCAAGGGAGACTACGATCAGTATAATCAGTATGCTTATTGGGTCTATACAAACAATACTGATCAAGATATGGTTGGCTTTGATCACATACTGGTTTACAACGCTAGAACCAATGGCTTCTTCTCGTTCTCAACTAACACTGGGATAGGCACGCCTAGAATTGTTGGTATCAAGTTCGTTGAAGATATTCTGGGGCAGACGATGCCTCAGTTGAAACTGACAACGACAGTGAATATCGACAGCACACATCAGTATCTTACGTACGCATCGATCGATCACACAACTCCACACTATATTGATTGGTACAACTACTCTCATGATATTGTTGGTAATGCTACTCAAGAACAAGACTATGTGTCTTACTTTGTAACCAATTATGAACTTGATGGCGACACTCAGAGATTTGTCCAACCTAACTACGTTATGTTGTTCCTTGATCAGCCTTACGATGATGCTGGTGATCGGATCGAGCAGTCAGCTTTTCTACGAGGAGTGTTTGACTTCGCTATCAGTGGTGACACTGGTAAATGGTCTAGCACTGCTCAGTCAAGTCAGCAAATCTTCAATGAAAATCTTCCGCTAAGGTCTGTCAACTTCCGTCGTCTCAAGATCAGAGGCAAGGGAAGATGCTTACAGTTCCGCATTCACAGCGAGACAGGTAAACCCTTTAGTATTATAGGTTGGTCTGTCTGGAAGACCGCTAACGCTCAGGATTAATAAACGTGGATCCAATTACCGCAATTGGTATGGCAATTAGTGCTGGTGGTTTTATCAGTAGTCTCTTCGGAGATGATAGAGCTAAAGAGCTTGCACGCCAGCAAAACAAGATTGCTACGCAGATTGCTGCTAACTCTAAGGAACAGAATAACCTTAGAAAGGAAGCAGCAACTAACGATTATATGACATCTATGAGACAAAGTATTAGAGCTGCTCAGGTTGCTCATGCTACTGCATTGTCTAATGCAACTAGCCAAGGTGCATCTTATGGCTCTGGTCTTCAAGGTGGGTACGGCCAGATACTTGGTCAGGCTGGTGAAATCCAGGCTGGATTGGCTGGTGATTACACAGCTGGTCAGAAGATGTTTGATCTTGACAATGCGAATGCTGATCTCCAGACGAAGTATAATCAGCTTGGTGGAAAGATTCAGTTGGCTCAAAGTCAAGGTGATAGTTTGATGAAACTTGGATCGACATTGGTGGGCTACGCTCCACAAATTAATAACTCAATGTCTGGTATCAAGAACATCTTTGCAGGACTTTAATACGTGGACAATAGCGCATTTAACAGAGTTGCTATCCCGGATGACGAGCAGGGAGTACAGCCGTTCTTCAATGAAGATACGGCTCCTACTATCGATGCTGAAATCCCTAAGGTCCCTGAGAATACCGCTAAGGATCTTGCAGACAGATATCACTTTGCACTAGACGAGAACTCTCCTGGTAGAGACGCAATCTACGACACTATCACTAGTGGTCGTGAGCAGCGTCTACGCCAGGAACAGGCTCAGACCCAATACATGAGAGATCTTCAATCTCCTCAGCAATCAGCTCAAGAATTCCTTAACAATAAGGGAGATGAGCCTTTCACTGAGAAAGAGATTAAGTATCTCTATGACCTTGGTCAGAAGTCTTCGTTCCCAGATAGTATTGATCCCTCAGTCTTCTTCGAACAGAAGTATGCTGATCAGGTTCTTAGAACTCTTACCACATTCGATGATGACGAAAGCAGACCGTACATAGCTCGAAGTGCATTCGATGCTATGATGCAGCCTAATCGTTACTTTGAAACAGATGTTATTCCTGAACCTGATGAACGTCAGGGAATGATGATCAACCAAGACTTCGTCACTAGACGAATGCTTTATGGTCGTGTTGCTCAGGACATCATTGACAAGTACGAGCAAGAAGGATACGGCACGGCTTTCTACAATCGTGCAAAGCAGCTAATTCCTTTCTATAACTGGTATCATACTCAGGATGCTTTGACACCCACTCCTCTTGAATTGAGTGGTGGATTCAAAGATCAGATCAATACTCTTTATGATCCTACAAAAGTAGGTGCTCGTGAAGGTACGGAGATTCTTAGAGCTGGTCTTGAGAAAGCTTACGCTACAAACCCTTCGATGGCGCATGATCTTGCTCAGAAGTTCCTCTCTTATAGTGATACTGATCAGCTCGTAGACACTATGTTTACTGTGCTTGATGCAGTAAATGCTGGTGAAGGAGCTAAGGCTTTGCTTCGTCCAGCAATGAAGGCTGCGACACAGACAGCAACTATTCCTGGCATTCTCGATCTCAGTGGACAGCACGCTGACGCGGCTATGCGTGAGGTCGTTACTCAAGCTTTAGGTTTGGCTGAACGTCAAGGTGGTAAGGCTGCTAGACAGTCTCTCGATAGTCTTTTTGGTGTTGTTCCTGATCTTACCAATCCCAATGCTATTCTTAAGGATGCTCAGAACACTCGCTTCACAGCTGGTGAAGTTGCCAGCTTTGGAGACATGCTTAAGAACTATGGTGTAGGTCTGATCAAATCGACAGCAATTGATCCTCTAAACGTTGCTCGCATTCCTCCTGGCAGTGAAGCTTGGAAGGCTATGCTTGAAGTAGCGCAGGATACTGCTGCTCGAGTATACCCTAAGACAAACCAGAACATCGTCAGTATTGAACCATTACGTTCTGCAAATGATACGTTGTCTAATCTTGACCGTATCGCTGTGAACATTGGTGGTCCTGGTGCTCAACCTTTTGTTACAATCACACAGGCTAAACAGGCAGCTCGTAGATACGGACTGACTGAATACGAGATCGTGCGTCATGGTGAGATAGTCCATGATATGACGTATGGACCTGTATCTGACTACGCTTTGCGTGTCATTATTCCTGTGGATGAAACACATACGAGTGTTGCTAAAGCTCTACAGAAGCACGTACAGGCAGAGGCTACACCTAATACTATTCAGTCTCAGGTTATTAACTTCTTCCGAGCATCGGATAAGTTCCTTCCTAAAGACATCAATCAAGAAGTTAAGGCAACTGCTGGTGGAGCAAACAAGCTTACCAGTCTTAGCCGCAACATTCTCAACAAAGAGTTTACTAGTCTTGGTCGTAAACCAAGTCAAGAGCTTGATGACTTCTTGGTTCATCAGCAAGACAATAAAGTCTTCTCAAATACGATTGGTAACTTTGAACATGACTGGTATCAGTTCCATGGAAAGTACCCGTCTATTGAGCAGGCTCAGTCTTACTTTGCAATGAAAGCAGTTAACGCTGCTGAGTTTGTAACCAACAACCTTAGTGGTCTTGGTACTAAAGGACGTGAAGGTCTCATGCAATTCCAGCCTGCACTTAAGGGTTGGAAGGGCGAAGCATTGCCGTGGGTAGAGTCTAGAACCGTAGCAAACATTCCGTGGGAACATGGGGATGATGCTGGTATCGTTATGTGGCCTAATCAACAGGGCAAGAGCTTTGAATACTTCCGTCGTGTCTTCTCTACGAAGGCTCAACGAGCATCAGTAGATGGTCTTGTTCAGAACGATGGTTATCGTATCCTTAACGTCAGCAAGTATGGACAGGATGCTCTTAGACAGTGGGCTTCAGACAATGCTCTGAAAGACTTCCCTAAGGGGCGTATTGACTATATCGTTGTCAAGGATATGAAGGCTAAGAACCTTGACTTCCAGCAAATGCCTTTCCAAGATGGTGGTCACTATAGATATCGTGATCCCTACTTTGTCGGTCAGCCTCACGTTGTAAACAGTAAGTTTCCTGGTGGTGAGATCTCTAACGATTATCTTGGAGATAAGAACTGGTTCAGTGCTCGTACTGAGAAAGAAGCAAAGGAGATGCTCAAACATGCTGAGCAGGCTCGTAAGCTTGCATTCGAAGTACAGGATCTACCAGCTGCCAGGCTGTATGTAGCTAATAATCTTCCTATGTCTTGGAAGGAGTTTCGTCGTGCGTTCAACCCGAAGTTTGGTAACCTTGATCCCAAGATTGCGCTTAACTGGCACCCGCAAAATCAAACGATTGAAGAGACTCATAAGATTAGCGCCGGTTTTGCCAATTTCTCGGATTACGGTAAGTCGATCCACAATCCATTAAGTGATAATGTCTTGTTCCGTTATGGACAAGAGAAAGGTGAGCGTCTCTCTGGTATCTATAATATCGGTGACGAACGTAACCCTATCTGGAGAATGGAACCTAGCAGACTGCTTGATCCGTACAATGCTGTACGTCGAGCAACCAATACCATTATGGCAAGTCGCTTTACAGATGACTTGAAGATTGGTGCTGCCAGCCGTTACGTTCAAGAGTTCAATTCTGTTCTTCTTAAACCTTATGATGAATTGGAGCGCTTCCCAGTCAGAGCACTTTATGATGCAAATCTGATTGACAAGACACATACTAATAAAGAACTAGTCGCTAAGGCTCAGAACTATCGTCGTGCAGTGATGGAATTCCTGAACGATGAACCGAGAGATGTGACTAAGGGTAACTGGGTTAAGGAACAGGTACTCGCTAGGATCAGTGGTTTCTCTGCACAAGAGACAGCTACGAACTGGCTTGACAAACTAATGACCACAGATCCTAAAGCATTCCTTCGTTACTGGGCAGGCTTTGTTCCTAGGATGGGTGTGTGGAATCCTAAGCAGCTCTTCATGCAGGGCCAAGGTATGGCTGTTACAGCTAGTATTGAAGGCTGGGCTAATACTGCTAAGGCTGCAGGAGCTGGATGGTACATGCGTGCAGCGATGCTTAACGGTGACAAAGGAGTCATCGATGAGCTTACTCGCTCTGCTCTTAAGTACTACGGCTGGAAACCAAGACACTTTAGAGAATCTATGGAAGGTCTCCAGAGGACAGACTTCTGGAGAGTTGGTGACAACTGGGCTGATGTCAACGACATTCGTTCAGCTGGTTCAATCAGCACCATGCGTAACATCGCAGATAGTTCTCTTGTCTTCTTCAACAAAGGTGAACGAGCCAACAAGATTACTGCTTGGAATGTATCGTATATGAAGTGGAGACGAGAGAATCCGCTTGGTGTTTGGAATGATGCTTCGATGAAGCAAGTCCACAGTTACGCTGACTTCCTTACAATGAACATGACTAGAGCCTCAGCAGCAGCCAACCAGGCTGGTGGTGAAGGTCTCAAGGGATGGGCGTCTCTTACCACACAGTTCTGGTCTTATCAGTCTCGTCTGATGGATGCTATGCTGGGTAAAGAACTCTCAGCAACCCAGAAGCTCAAGTTCCTCACGTATCAGTCTATGCTGTACGGAGTGCCGATTGGCGTCCTAGGAAACACCACTGGTGTCTTCTGGCAGCCCTCTCAGGCTATTCGTAAGCTGGCTGACTATGAAGGCTGGGACCTCAGCAACCCTGTTGTCCAGGGTATCCTGAATGGTATCCCCCAGACTTTGGTTAACGTGGCTACCGGAGCAGACCAGAATTTAGCCCAGACTTTAGGACCTGCAGGACAGTCCGTTATCCCAGACATCATAGGAAGCTCAAAATTGGCTCCTGACTGGCTTAAGACGACTACTGGGGCCTGGGGTAGGGAGGATAAATCAGACCTGCTGACGGTCCTCCTAGGGGCTTCTGGAAGCTCTCTGAAGACGGCTATGGATAACTCCTCACCTCTGGTAGGGGTTCTTTTGAACCACATGATCCCTGGGGCAGGTAATCCCTACACCGTCCATGACTTTGCCGGGCTTCTAAAAACCACCAGTTTGACCAACAACGCTCAGCGTGCTTGGTTTGCCTATAACGTAGGTACGTACTTTACCAACTCTGGCCAGCAGGTTCTGCCTGACAATAGCCTGAATGGTACCGATGCAGCCATGCAACTTGTCTTTGGTACTATGCCTCAGAAAGTTGCAGACTGGTATGGTGATATTGAGAATGATAAGGCTAGACAACAGCTCCAGTCCATGGCTAAGCAGGAAGCAGTGAATGCCTATAAGCGTTCTATGAACCCTACTTTGTCTACTGAAGATGCTCTTGAAGAGATCAACACAGCCCACAAATGGATTGAGGCTGGTGGTTTCAGTGTCATACAAAGACCAAATATTCTTAAGGAAGCCTTTGGTCCTAAGCTGAGTGAAGTTGAACAACTCGAAAGAAAGATTAACTTGGGCTCGCATGAGTCATTCATGCGCTGGCTCGATACTGCCAATGAAGGACAACACAACTAATGGCTGACTTTAATCCAAGCGTCCAGCAGACCAAGGACCCTAACTTCATCAGCAATAGGTCTGAACAACCTAGGTCTGCTCAGTACAATGCTGCTGCAGATTCTTCTACTGCTGATATAATCATGAACAACCTTACCAACGTAATTCCTCCGTTGGCTCAAGGTGGTGATCGGTTAACGAAGTTGGCCATTGATAACAGCATCTACGATCAGAACGACAAACTCAATAGAGAGTTTGGCGCTACAGATATGATCGCTTTGAATGATGCTAAGGTCCCGGCTATCCCTAGCTCTCTTGAAGACAGCGCTAAGAACCTTCAGAGAGTTAACCAGGCATATCAGACTGGAGCAATCAGCAAGACAACCTTTGATATTAAGGTTGCTAGCATGGCTTCAGATCTTCGTGCACAGTACGGATCTCCGTATCTTAGAGACTACATTGACAAGAAGGTACAGGACGTAACTGGTGTTGATCCTCAGAACCAGGTACGCAGAGATATCTTTGCAGCAGTAGAGAAGAATAAAGACTCTGCTCTTGAAGAGAACAAGAAGAAGATTAGTCTTGCTACTGATTTGGCTAAGGATGGTGTCTCAGTTCCTGGTTGGGAGAACATGTCTCTCACGGAACTGATCAACAATACTGCAGTGTCTCAGAAGTATCTCGATCAGCATAAGCGCTTTCAAGCAGCTTCTGATGATGACAAGACCAAGCAAACTCTTGCTGATGATGATCATATTCGTGCTGCTCAAAACGGCTTGACTGGTGTTGTTATACAGAACTTCAACAACATCCACACTAACCTTGGCAAGACTAAAGCTGAGATTGATAGTGCTATCAGCCAGATGTCCACCATGACTGGCGAGAAGAAAGCTTTGCTTGTCGCTAAGACTAACCAGTGGGCAGATCAGGTTATGGCCACAGCCAGAGCTTGGGTTGTCAAGAACTATACTGCAGGCAATCTTACTAAAGAGAAGTCTGATCAGATCCTTCAGCCAGCACAGATGCTTCTGGACAACTACCGCCAAGCAGTGGTCAGTGGTAACCAAGAATACCTGAAAGATATTACTGATCGTCTTAATGCAATGAAGACCAATGATGACATCAAGTTTATGGATGTCCCTGGTGTTCGTGCAGCTGGTGCAGCTAACCGAGTTCTCGGTAACCTTGCTGGTGCTGCAGCTATGCAAAGCTGGCTGCCACGGATTACTAAGGCTGCTGATCGTATCTTTGCTAGAGACGAACTATATCAGGTCTATGGTACACCTAATGGTCTCAGTCTCTCAGACTCTTATCAGAACCTTAAAGATCGTGGTGTCAAGGATCAGAAAGCTTTCGACAGCTTGACTGGGACATCAGGTGCTATGATTGACAATGCACAGTCAAGTCCTGATGAGGTCCAGAAGTCTGTACGTTTCCTGTACGGAGCAGATAACTATCAGTTCATTGCTCGCTTGCCTGACAGCCAGAAGGCTCAGGCCTATGCTTCTCTGTACTCTCCTCAGCGTACCAAGAGTATGGAACGTATTAGAGACTCTGGAGACATCAATAGCTGGAATGCTTACGTAACTTCTGCCAAGCGTATGTTTGGTCCTACGTTCCGTCAGTCTGCTATGTCTATGCAGCAGAACTCAATTGATCCTAATTCCTATCGTGTGTCTTACAATGCTAATACACATCAGTTCCAGTTTGATCCTACACTAGACAAGTTTAATCCTAGAGGCAATCCAGTTGCTGTTCCTTCTCATCCTGAGATCGATCAGATCAACCAAGGTCTCAAGGTTATTGCTCCAGTGCTTGAAGCAAATGGACAGAATGTTGATGAGTATCTTCAGAGACAGTTCGAAGAGTCCGGTATGACTGGACCTCCGGGTGGCTGGAGACAATCAGATAATCCCTGGCAACAGATGGGTGGAGCATTCTTTGATACAGCTGCTGCAGTTAAGCTGCAAAGCGGAGCAAGTAAGCTTGGTGGTCCTGACACAGGTGGTCAGGGACAAAGCCCTGAAGGCAATCCTAATGACCGTCAAGTAAGCGGTGAGGATGAAGCAAGCAGACGTGCTCAGCTTAAAGATCTTACTGACGCCTTCAACAAGACTGAAGATCCTGAAGTAAGAGCTATGCTCAAGCAAGAGATGAAGAGTCTCCAGAAAGGTCCTGAGCCTTCTCCTACCTTTGGTGGTCCTAACCCCAGAGGCGCTCCTAATGCTGGAACTCCTACGGATGAACAGCAGCTGCAGGGCAGAGATGCTATTGACATGCTGACTGGCATTCCTTCCTTCATGGAGGCTGTCCAGCGAGGAGATGCTGCCGGAGCTGCATTAGCTGCTGCAACTATCCTTCCCTTCCCTGGCGGTAAGGCAGCTAAGTTAGGAGAGAAGGCTGTAGAAGGTGGTGCTAAGGTTATAGACAACGTTACACGAGAAGCTCGTGGAGCAGCTAAAGGTCTTGAAGCACAGACTGCTAGAGAAGCTTCAGCTATCCAAGAACTGAAAAGTATTGATGTATCTAAGCTTAGCGATGAAGGCTTATCTAATGTTGAAAATCAATTGAGAATGGGTCTTGCTAGTAAGAACTTGAGCAATGATCAGATCTCAGCTATCTTCGATAAAATTAAAGAAGTAAGCATTGAACTAGGGCGTCGTACTCCTCTTACTCCTGCAGAACAGGTAATGAGAGACAGCAATCTCAAAACACTTCAAAGCCTGGAGCGAGATAAAAAGCTCGCTAAGAATAAAGGACTTGAAGTGATAGATGGTGGTAAAACAGAATAAGGAAACAAGATGTTAAGAGCAATTCTAATAAGTCTTATGGTCTTAATAGCAGCTCCCACTACATCCCACGCCTATGGAATAGCAGATAGCTTTACATACAACGTATCTGATAGTGGATACAACAACGCCCCCAAGCATACCGCGGCAAGTCGGCATACTCAGAGGCGTCATCGATCTCACCACACATCAGGAACCATGGTTGTCAGCCGTAAATTCTATGACGGCCGTCCTAAGGCGTGGTGTGGATGGTATATTCGTCAGATCAAAGGTGGCGATCCATCATTCAACGTCGCCCGTAATTGGGCTAGATGGGGTTCCCCGTCCAACGCTCAGATAGGTGCGGTTGTGGTGTGGCCCCACCACGTCGGGTACATCGTGGGCAGGAATAATCAGGGATGGATCGTACGTTCCGGGAACTGGAACAACAGGGTCGCTGATGTCCCCCTTAGCCGGATGGGTAAGCCCATCGCCTTTCGTAGTTAGGCTATCGATAAGTTTACTAGCTGCTCCCTTTACTGGCCGGTCATCGATAAGGTTACCGGTTGCAAGAGCATCAAGTATGATAGCCATACAAGCGGCCACGTGAGCAGCGTGGTGACACCCAGAATCACTAGCTTCGTCCTCCCCGTCCAAGAGTTGGAGTAGATGTCGCTGAGCAGCCCCGATATAAACAGTGAGGTTAACAGGGTGACTACGCCAGTTGTAAGGTCCATACTTTAACGCTCCGTTCTTCATGGCCATAGCCATCTCGATAATACCAGCCGCTGGTACCAAGTGTACTGGCGGCTTTTTTATGCCGACTAGGTCTTTAGGATTAGGACTAACCAAGATAGCCTACCTTCGGATCAGGAGCGATCTGCTTAATTGTTGAGTGCTTAAAGTGATGAGTCATATCCCGATCATCGATAACAAGGATACCAGTCCCACCGTGCTCGTATTCTGCGAGCCATCGATTAATATCTACAGGCTTATCAGCATACTGAATAGAGAAATTAGCGATAGGGCGTTCCTTATGAAAGTACTTCCATAGGTCAAGAGCACTCATGTACTCTTTAATCATCTCATCCGGAACCAAGTATCGCCAAGTAGAAATCAACACAAATGTATGATCTTCTCCAAGCTTGTGGAGAGCATCGATATTCTCTTTAGGAGTACGTTCTACGAGAGCGTCTTTAAACTCTAAAGGTTTCTGAAGCATGGCTCTTGTATCAAGATCATCGTATGATCCAAACGGGAGTAGAACTCCGTCTAGGTCTAGAAATAGAATGTTATCTTTCATTTAATATCCATGTAATTGTCTTAGGGTTGTCCTTAATCCAACCAAAGATGATAGGAGACATGGCAGTAACGTAAGCTTCCTCAAGTCCTTTAAAGTCAAGACCAGCTACGTCAATCATTGCATGAAGACACTCGTGAATGAGAGTCTCCTTTTTCATTTGTTCACATTGCTTTTTCTCAATATCGATGACTTTGAAGACACTATCATGTCGTCCATGAAGTCGTGCATCATCTACATTTCTGAGACCATCAATATGATTAACCTTGAAAGTGAAAGGTCCTATTTTAATCTTGTTTGGCAATGCCATGTCGTTCACTCAGTTTGCTTGTGTTATGTGCGATAGCTTCATCGAGAGTGAGACCCAGAGTATTGAGAATACAAGTGATGCCCCAGAGGACATCACCGCATTCATCAAGAACTTTCTTCGGATCTAGTTCGATATCTTTACGTAGAGACTTCTCGTACAGTTCGAGAACTTCACTTGCTTCGCAGTTCATCTGTGAAGCTGCCCAGTATCCTTTCAAGAAGAGCTGGTCCTTGAACTTAAACTCATTACCAGTAGGCTGAGGTACATTAGCAACAAAGTTCTGGTATTCTTCCAAGTTACATTCCACAGTGTCCACCTTTACCTCCAATAAGACAAATATCATTCTCTTCTACGTGTTCGTCGAACTCTTCACCTAGTTTGTCGACAACATCTTTATAGTCCACCCTAGAAAGAGGCTGTCCACCGCGAGCGCCATCGGGATAGCAAGTAAAGCCCCGAAGACGACTAGCATACTTTGCAAGGCAATCGGCGAAGGATGTTGCTGTGAATGATTGATTATCCACAGAAGGTAGGTTGATAGTGCTGCTGATAGACATGTCAACATAGTCTTGTACATCCGCTTGGAATTTAATACGTCGTTCATAATCTTCAGCAAGATCAGATGCAGTCTCAATACTCTCTGGATCAATACCTTGCTTAACGAGAATGTTAGCAATCGCGTCTATTCCGTACTGGTACTTCCAACGATTGCCTCCCGTAAGGTATCGTCTCTTGTAAGCAACCGCATACAACGGCTCAATACCCGTAGACGTTCCCGCGACCATTCCGATTGTCCCGGTTGGCGCGATAGCGCGGTTAGCGACAGGTGTAGATATTCCAAGTCTGCAAGAAGCAATTCTCGAAGTAGCGTCTGATACTCCTTTATAGACTGAGAGCCATTTGTGGAGTTCTGGGACAACTTCATACTTATATCCTCGTTTAATCAACCATTCATGAACACCCATAAGACCAAGACCAAGTCTACGGTTCTTCTCTCTGATGTTCTTTACTTTGTCGTAGGGCAGGTCAGCTTTGAGAGTCCCGCAGAGTAGGAAGACTGTACTAAGTTCTGTGACGGCAGCAAGTTCATCAATGTCGCGAATGCGGCTGAGATTAAGAGAGCCGAGATTACATACGTCGCTGTCATCACTGCTCGTGACTTCCGTGCAAGCATTTCTGAGTGTCTCATTTTCTTTGTCGAAGAAGTTGAACGAGAAGCCGGGTTCACCGGTCTTAAGGGCCTGCTCCACGTTAGTGAGGAAGACTTCACCAACCTCACCGGTTCGATAGTAATTCTGTAACCACTCTGTATCATAGTTCACCGATATGTTTGTCATGTCCAATGGTGCATGATAATTAAAGTCTGCTTCCTTAAGATCGGCCACAGTCTTGCCATCAGTACCAGCGACTTCCATCGAGTGCCAGTCTTTACATTTAAGAAACCAATCGATATCCCCATGTTTCCAGTTAAGCGATGCATAGATCGCACTACGGCGACTGCCTCCTTGCATGACATTCCGGCCAAGTTCATTGACCATAAACATCTTTGGGATTGGACCAGAAGCTTTTCCTCCGGTACGCTTGATTGTTTGCTTGCTGTCACGGTAAATGGAGTAGTCCACTCCAATTCCGCCTCCCGTGAGTAGACACGACTCTGCCTTCCATGACAGAGTGGCCCAATCTTCTCGAGTATCTTCTTCAGCTCGGAGTAGGTAGCAGTTATTGTAAAACCGATTAGCACGTCCTGCATAGTAAAGATACCTTCCTCCAGGAATAAACTTCATGTCAGACATGTACTTAATCAGTTGTGATTTGTCTTCTGGAGACAAGACATCTTCAACAACTTCATTAACCAGTACCCGACACAAGTCTTCCCACTGCTCACAACCAGTGTGGGAATACTTACGCATATACGTGTCGTAGGACAGCTTGCTATTAAAAGGCTTAGGAAATTCCATCTTCATCCACTTCTCGTTTGAGGAATGGGGGGAGACATGCGTAACCACCATTGAGTAGAATAGACAAACATTCCTCTGGGGAAAGGTCCATCTCTTCGAGAGCATCCTCTAGATTATAAAGATCTAGAAGTTCTCCGATCTCGGCTTCGAACTTATCTCGCTCACCAAACACGGTTTTACTTCTTCTTACTGTATTCTTTTTTGATTGATTTGAGAGAGATAAACTTAGGGTCATATTGTCCATCCTCTACGTTCTGCAGGAGCGTCACTCCCTGCCACCATAGACGAGCACTATCGCCAGCATAAGACATACTATAATCAATCATGCAGCCGCCGACAAGGCCCATGATCTTCTTACCGTCTGCTCTTGTCTTTACAGACCAGTCGACCAAATGGCTATGGCCGACACAGCAGCTAGTGTAACGCTTACTAAGAATGGAAGCCGCGCTATTTTCTCCACCGATGGGTCTACCAGAAATACCACTAACCAAGTAATGAGCGTAGTAAATACCGTCGACAATGATGCCACCTGGGGTAGAACCTGAGTAAGGAACGATTGTGTCATAGTATCTCTCTAGGTCAAGATCTTTATACGATACAACTCCGTCGAGTTCTGGCTGGAGATCAATAGCTCTGTCAATTCGTTGCTCGTGGTTCCCAATGAGTGTAATACGTCTTGGAAGCTTTTTCTTTGCTCTTCGGTAAGGACTCCATAGTCTAGATTGGAAATCATTATGTGAAGAGATGTCAGCAGAGTAAGTGCGACCCTGGAATGAACGTTTACCTCTGTCATAGGAACAGAGTGAGGACATGTCTGCCGTATCGCCTCCGTTGACCACAACGTCTGGTCGCAAATCGAAGATGAGTTTTCCAAGCCAATCTGCTCGATCATTGTTGTGTTCCGGGTTTGCATGACAATCAGTTATAAATAGATGGGACGGCATTCTTAAACCACTCCTTGGGCACATGGCCTATTGCATATTCGAAACCATTCTTCATTGCCCACTCGGAGTATCGTGTCTTCGATCCAGAGTACAGTTTATTATCTTGAGCAAAAATGAGCTTAAGGTCGATCGTGGGGACAGCTTCCTTAACCGCCAGAAGTTTCGTGCGATCGCTGGGTCGTAGGTACCCTTTGACTTCAATATAGAACGTAGTTCCGTCTGCTCGCTGGCAGATAAAATCCGGCACATAGTATCTTCGTATGGTGTATGGTATGCGCGCAGTTTCATATTCTATCTTTACCTTTTTGATACGCTCCATCTCCTTGAACATCTTGATCTCTAGGAGAGAGCGGTATTCTCTGTCTTTGTAAAGGAGCCCTTTGCGTAGGCTCTTCTTTGTTCTCTTTCGGAAAGCCATGCTTATGTACGATGCCTGTTTGTGTCTTCTGGAACATCAGGCTCTCTAAGAACTTTAACAAGCCAGCGTGGTCCATTTGCGTAGATAAACTTTCTTAAAGAAGGCCAACAAGTCCACTTGTATTCACAGTATCTGCATTCCATGCATAGCTGCAGGTTACCGCTTTTGCCATCAGGTTCAGCAAAATAACCCCTAGCAGGAGGCTCAGGCAAACTACACATGTCATCTGCAGTCTGTACCTTAGCTTTAATTGCTGCTATTGATACGTGCGATCTGTTGTATTCGTCGAGGACGACATGTCCAAGCTCTTTGTCGATTGCGACGAATTGGACATTGTCCTTGTCGGAAACTGCAGGATCGTCATCTAGCGCTGCTCGATAGAAGTCAAGCTGATCGATGTATCCAAAGGGATCATCCTGCTCGAGTTTATGATATTTGAACTTGTCCATGCCACGAGAGTTAGCAGACTTAACGTCAGTAATGCGACCGTCAAGTATACAATCAATGTGACCTTCGACCGTCTTACCGTTGGGAAGGGTAATTCCAACTGTCTCTTGTCTCTTTTCAACTTTGTGTCCTGCTTTCTTAAGCATCCAAAGAATGTATTCTTCGATCAGATGCCCATACAGAAACTTATTCTGAGCATGTGGTTCGACAGGTTCTGCTTTCTCTGGAGTGTTTACGGTGTACCAAAGCTTCCGCTCGCACTTAGTACCGAGGTTGGAGGCCCGGAGAATACCCCGGGGCCTCCTCTCAGCTATAGCCTCTTCGACATGGCTGGCCATCGCCGTTCCTAAGTCAAGCGCTTCTTGCTCACTTACGTGTGCACCCGAGCCGAATAGACCATAGATACTTTTCATAATCGTCCTTACGATGCCTTAGAAGGGCAATCCATCTTCAGGTTTGTCTGCGTTGTACTCAACGAGATCTTCAATACGAACTGCTTCAAGCCGATGGCCCTTACCTTTGGCACCATCGTACGACACAATCTTACAAGTAACGACACTGCCGTTACCAATTACTGTGTCTTCGGGCAGAGTATTATTATCCTTGTCTAGGATCTGAGGTCGACCGCGATCAACGATCTCACCCTTAATCATCTGCTTATCAGGACGCTTGAAGGTTACGTAAGGTTCATCACCTTCCTCATTGTGTCGAAGCTTGAGCTGAAGTCCACTGTCTTTGAACTTCTTCAGGTTCTCTGCATCAAGGAAGAGATCGATCTTATATTCACCCTGTGGATTGAATTTAGTATCCGCTTTGAATACCTTCGCCCACTGGCACTTACCTTTGAAATAAAGCTGTTGTGTAGCCATAAGTCTACGTGGCTCCTTAGTTGAGCTTCTTGTTATCAGGATCAATAGAGACATCATCAGCTGCTGCTTCGTGAGCCTCAGCCTGTGCTTTCAACATATCTTGGATGTTGGGGAGCGTAGCAGCGTCTACGATCTCGAAGACCTCTACATTACGCATACCCTTGGCCATATCAAGGAAAAGTTTCTTTGCTCCTTCACTGTCATCAGCAGGGACAGTAATGACACCAGGTCGCGGTTCGTCAAAGCTGAATGCGATGTGCCAAAGTTTCTTTTGAGTTTCCAATTTAATATCCTTTTTGTTATGATGTGCGGGTCTCTCCCCGCCTGTCACGATTTCACTCGTCGTCCAAGGCGCGACCTTGGCATCCTATTTAGGTTAGTGAACTTCTAACCAATTCTTTCCAACTTTATACTCACCACCCATCGGGCAGCGAAGGGAGAACCTTTCTCCTGTCCTTCTAATACTTTCTGATTGTCTTTTTCCAACCTGGTGAGCAAGTCCTTCATCTCCAAGGCACTCAGTGACCCACTCATCGTGTACCCAATTGACGGGTCTGACGTCCATTCTACCTTTACAGAGTTCATCATACCAGTCTATCCATGCGTACTTCATAAGGACACTCTCCATATTCTGGAGGTACATGCCTATCATCTTGTGTTCGCTGTCAGCTTTTACAAGACGACCATCGATCCCGACGAAGTATCCTCTTTGTGCATCTCGGGGTATAACTTCTTGTTTAAGTTTTTCAAGTCCCGGATATGCTTTGACATAAGCATCAAGGACTTCCGTCGCTTCCGGTAATGAGCAACCGAATATCTCTGCGACTTTGCTTGCTCCTGCTCCATTGAGGAAACTAAAGATGAAAGTCTTTGCTCGATCTCTGTCAGGGCAGAGAATACCAAGTCGTCGTTTGTTGACCGAATGCGGGTCTGTTCCATCTTCTTTCTTTCCGCTGATTAGCGATTGAGTAAATTCTTTATCATCAATTAAGTGCGCGAAGATCCTTAAGTGCGCGCTTTCCATATCTGTTCCGACCAAGAAACCCTCATTGAATTTCTTGTTCTCCGATGTAAGAGAGTATGACCAATTGCTTACCTTCGAACCACCCAAGGCTCGTATTACAGTGTCGGCATAGCAATCCTCTAACTCTCCCTGTTCGATGACAATGATCGACCACCAATGGTTTTTCTTTACCACAGAACTTACATTTACATTCTTGCTCTGCAACCATTCGGTTGTAGTCTGTAAGAGAGATGCCATACTTGGATCGTAAACGGCGATCCTTTTCCACGTCTCGGTAGAGGGCTCCAAGCCTGCGCTTTCTCTTTGCCCACTTCTTATTATACTCATTGTGTGCTGGTGTGTACACGTTACGTTCGTAGCTTCCAAATTAAAACCAACGAGCCATCCCCCTTCAGGTGCCAGCCAGAACGAACGCATCCTTCCACCAAGGTCGGTAGCAAGGGTTCGCAATCGTTGGGAATTGTACTTAATAGTTTTTTTCGTTGCGATGTTCCCCATATTAGGATTGCTATGGGAGCACCTTTGTGTAACTGTACCGAGCGGGTTATATCTTCCATGTATTCTGCCGGTACTGTTAACGAAAGCAGCTCTCCATTCGGCGAGAGTTCGTCGTCTGGCTGAGAGGAGAATGTGTTCGATAAGGTACTTGCAACCTTCTGGAGCATCTTCCGGCAACGTAGACAGGTTCGCTTCGTTAACCTTCCAGCCGTATGTGTCAAGTGTTTCACTAATCTTTTCCCTATTACGTTTCTTTGTTATGTAAGTTTTAGTTCGTTCGTAGGGTTTCCATCCGGCTTCATGTAGTCGCTCAACGATTTGTCTAACAGACCTAGGATTGAACGGAGTAACTTTCTCTTTAGTTTTGGTTTTAAGTTGGATGATCTCAACTTTGTCAGGAAAGCTTCCTTTGATCTTTTCGTCAAGCTCAGAAATAGAAGCTGCAAGTGAAGCGTCGAGTTCTTCGAGCCCGTGTATGTCAAAGACGAACCCGTTTCGGGACATCTCAAGACACATACATTGTATTCTATGCTCGCACTCAATAGCTTTTCGAAAGGCTTCTCGGTTTCGAGAAATAATTCTGTCGAAGTATCTATAGAGTTTGAGGTTAAGTTCGACGTCATTCTTACAGTACTCTAACATTTCAGGGGAGAATTTAGACCAATCATTATGCTCGGTCTTAGGGTGCTTTAGAAGCTGGCCGTACGACTCAAGAGAATGGCCATCAGCCCTGCCGCTATCAAGAACACGTCCAACAACAAGTGTGTCATAGACTACCTCATCAGGTATATTGCAGCCCAACAAGCGCCGCAGAACAGGAATATCATACTCAAGGCAATTGTGACCAATGATCTGGTCGGCTCCGGAGATCCACACGGGAAACTCTTTTTGCAACGCTTCGCCCGAGAACAATCGCACTTCATCATTGTCAATATCCCTTGTTACAACACACCATACGTCAGTAGGATTTAGTCCGTTAGCCTCAATGTCAAGTACAATTCTCATCTCAACCTAAAATCTATGTCTGGGTTATATCCCAGAGCTTTGCTAAATGGTCTGCTTCCTAAAAATGGATTAGCCTGATTAGCAGCAAGCGGGGAAGGATGAGCACTAGACACTACAAAGTTGTTTGTCTCGTCAATTAATCCTCGGAAACTATTTGCTTGCTTACCCCACAACATAAAGACAATACGATTACCAAGACTACTAAGATGTTTGATTGTATCTTCTGTTAACTTCTCCCATCCTTTACCAGCATGAGAATTGGGTTTACCAGCTTCGACCGTGAGGACTGTGTTAAGCAGTAGTATGCCACACTCTGAAGCCCACCAACTAAGATCGCCAGACCTAGGCATGGGATAATGAAGGTCATTAGAATACTCCTTAAAGATATTCAGCAGTGAAGGTGGTAGATTCTTGATGTGCGGTTGCACACTGAAAGCCAGACCGTTAGCCATGCCAGGTGTATGGTAAGGGTCTTGACCAAGGATCACCACCTTCACATCTCCCGGCTTAAGGGTTTCCAAAGCTCTCATACGTAGAGGCTTAGCCGGGTATATCTCAATACCTTGTCTCTCTTGATTACGTAGAAAGATCTCAACGTCAGTATATTCTTTCTTCCAGAACCGTAGAGCTTCCCATCCTTCAGGGATAAAGTCTCCTTGAACAATATAATCATTAGTCATTAGAAAGGCATTTCCTCAACTACTTCTTCTATGCTGGCTTCAGCGATTTTATATGTTGAAGGATCGAATTTAAGGTATCCTGCTGGCCCTGACTTAGCTGCAAATCTGTTTTTCTTGACAAGCAATTCTGTAGTATTTCGCTTATCGAAGGTGGCTGCTTCAGGGTCCCGATTGAGGTAGACGACGAGGTCTGCGACCTTACTAATATTTCTAGAACCTCTTGTCTTTCCTTCATCGTTAACGTGTGACACAAGAAAAAGTGTAAAGCGTAATTCTCGTGTGAGCATTGCCAATCGTGTAGATAAGTAGTCCAGCTTTCTTCGTTCATCTTCACCCTCAAAGCCTGTCACTAGCATGGTGATGTGATCAAGAAACACAAACTTACAATGACACGAAGACACAAGATAACGTATCATGTCTAGAATAATGTCGGGATCATCACTACCGAAATGAGTGTAGTAATGCAGACGGCCATCCTGTCTAACCATTCTCTTGTAGGCTTCAATCTGTTCCTCAATAGAAACATTCGAGTCATCAAGATGAACCGGCACATTCAATTCGTAAGATAGAAGACCTTGAACTGATCGCTTCTCTTCCTCTTCAAGATGAATGATACCAATGTTCTTGTCTGTCTCTTTGCACAGAGAATATTCAATAGCACGAATGATCTCTGTTTTACCGATACCTTCTTGAGCAGTGAAGAGAATTACTTCACCCTCTCGAATGCCATACGTCATCTCTTGCAGAGTAGGAAATGGATAGCTAGCAATAGAACTGTTATGGGATCGTCTGAGGATTTCCTCAACCTCTGAGTTGGCATTGACGATACCTTTGGGCAACCATCTCTTGCTGTTCTTCCACAGCTTGTAGAACTCTGCTGACCTTCCTTGCGTAAGATAGTCGTTGGCATCCTTACAACCCGCACCTAGCTCTACGTGATAGACCTTGTTAACATCAAACAGCTTTGCGATTTCTTTCGCAGCTTCCTGACCCGGTCCATCATTATCGAGACAAAGATAAATACTATCGAATGAGTTGAGATACTTGTATGCTCGTTCGCAATCTCGTCGTGCTGTGCTGGCACTCTTGACGGATACAGCAGGAGTACCCATGATAGCATGGACACTCATAGCATCGTTCTCACCTTCAGTGATAGTAATACTTTTGTCACTACCTGGACTAAAGACATCCATACCAAATAGGTAGACATCAGTATCCATCATTTTACCAATGCTATAGAATTCCTTTCTAGGAATTATTCTAACCTTACTAGCATCAGTACCATAAGGGTATTCTATAGAGAAGAGATCATTAGTGTTACTATCATAATTACCTTTAATCTTATATCTATTAAGTACACTGATAGGTATTTCCCTATAAGGTACACTGATAGCTTTACTATAAGTATTCACTACTTCTTTTTCTTTCTTAAGAGTACTAATAGTATTACTTAAAAGAGATAGGGTAGCACAATCATGATTAAAAGTCAAGTCATTTTTATTAAAATCGTTTAACCAACTGAATTCTTTACAGGAAAAGCAGTAATTGTGGTCATCATACTCTGTAAGGGCGTCTGATGAACCACAATTACTGCACGGTTGATGAGTGAGCATAAGATCTCCATACCCTATGCTCTTACTATAATGGTAATCTCTCTAAATGTCAAGAAGAATTTTCATCTTCCTCCATATATTCTTCAACCTCCTGATTTAACAATGGAATTTCTCCATCTGTTTTCAGCAGTTCGTCCAATGTTGCCTTATCCCAGTTCTTCTTGTTACCAGGATTACCTTCCTTAAAGCCGCCCCTCTTCTCACGCTTCCAGTATGGAACATGAGCCACATCTTCCTTCTCGTCATAGTACAAAAGAACATCCTCAATGGACATGATACATTGAGTGCAGTGATATTCATTTGTCTGTTTGTCTAGGCGGAAGTTGCGCTTTGGGATCGTCTCATCCATGTCAGTGTAGTTACATAGATTACACCTTTTATATTCGTTGTCTTTCATTTATTGTTCCAACATCTCTTTATTCATTGTCTTTCTCCTTGATCAGTTTCGCCAGCCGCTGGCAGGTAAATGGTGTAAGCTGCGGTGCAGTATTGACCTCAAGAATGTATGGCTGGTCCTTGTACACTACCACATCCACACCACCAAAGTCAAGACCCAATGCAGCTACAGCTTTCTTGGCCATAGGAATGACACCAAGAGGAACCTGATCGACTACATCAAATCCATAACCACCATTCGTAGTTTTGATTTCGTCGTTGTATCCTCCCTGCCACGCCCGAACTCGAACTTTCTTTTGCCGAGTGACAACGTGATCGCGGAAGATATTGATCCGGTATTCTCGGAGATCTTCAGCTGGACCAATTCCTTTGGTGTAGAGTTTAGCAGGGACAATATCTCTGCCGTTGTTAACGAGTACGATACCGTCTCCGTCGTGTCCGGTAAGCTTAGTACGACAGAACACCTTACCTGCCCATCCTTGAGCGATATCAATCTCTTGTGTCCAGTCAGGGATCTTAATATCAGGGTTGCCAGATAGGGCTCTGAAGGTGAAAAGCTTATTGCATGCATTGCGTACTCCGTTCTCAGGATTGATGATCTTACAAGCTCTCACTTCACGAGGGAGATCAGAACATCCCCAATTGATAACCAGCTTATCCTGATTACCTTTGAAGTTAGAGAAGTCGTGCTTGATGATCTTAATACCAAGCTCGTCTGCAATCATACGTGCAGACTTGCTGTGGACATCATAGGCGTAGACTGCATTCACATTCATAGACGTGTTTCCTTATTCAACTTCTTCGAACTGATTGAAACCTGCGGCTTGCTGAGCCATAATTAGATCGATACGTGCTCGCTCTCTTTCCCTAACAGCAGCAAGATCAAGAGCCGCTCCACCACGGGGACGACGAGGGGGCGGAGGATCACGATCTGCACCAATGGTGCCATTGTAGACCTTGTCCTCGAAACCCTTCTCCATCTTCTTGATCCATTTATTCCAGTCGCACGTATACGCCAATGGCATGATACGTTCAGCACCATTCTGAAGTAGATCTTTCCAGTCAGGATTGAGCTTCTTGACTTCTTCGGAGAAGCCGAAAGACAAGAACTTATCTACGAACTTATCTTTGTCTTCGTGATAGAACGTATCCAGCAAGTGCTCCGGGGAGTCGAACTGAATAGCTGCCGTATCGACAATAGAGGAGACTTCATTACACCAAGTCTTAATGATCTCCTTATCCATTGTTCCACGCATACCACGGAACTCAATGGTACCGAACTTGCGGATAGCAGCAAGGTTAGCACCACCGTATCGGATGGTATCGTTGTCTTTGAAAGAACGGAAAGGATAATCAAGACTAATGTCGTAGAGACAAGCGTCAAGAATAGCCTCTGCATCACGCAGTCTCAGACAGAACGTATTGTACTGCCTGTTCTCGCCACAATACTTATGGATCATCTCTTCCATAATCCAGTAAGCACACAGCGCATTCCAGATAGACAGTGGGGAATATTTGAGTACGTTCTTATGAACGTGAACACTCGTTCGATACGAGTCTTTCACTTTCTTGGCGTCAACCTGACGCAGCAGGTTATCCATATACTCTCCAACAGTGTTGAGAGGAATGGGACCGGCTGTCACGTACTCCTGGTTGAACCCTCGAAGGGAGGGGTCCTCATGGGATACCCACCCCTTACCATTTACTTTCGGCAAGGCTTCATCCGCCTCGCATTCAATCTCGATACCCACATCGCCACGCTTGACAAATGCGTTGTAGTACTCACCGAGTGATTTCATGTCTACTTAACCTCAACTCCGTTACGCAACAAGATAGCCTTAATGAATGAGGTATCATTCCTAGGCTGGGGAATGTACCATTCCTTTGCTCGATTATCATAGATAGCAGCAGTCTCTCCACGATAATCAATTACTTTTGTCCATCGGTTTTGCAATCGCACACACAGATGCTTTGCAAAAGCTACCGAGTCAAGCACTCCGTATTCAAGAGAAGCATCAGCAACTCCGAAACCAGGATACTTGTTCTCCAGCATCTGAAGACCGCAATCTTCAAAGATGATTGAAGTACCGAAATTGTAAGGTTTACGAGTGCCGTGGAACGTAAGGTACTGAGGAGAGAGACCACCTTTCTGATCTCGGATAGGCTTCCTCTTCAGATAGAATGCACCTTCTCTCGTGTTGACATAGCCAAGCTCAGGCATGTGAACAGAGAAGTCATCATCAGTACATTTTATCTTAACCTTCTTATCCCTACCTCCAAGTGATCGGATGGAGATATCGTGAATGCTTTCGAAATCGTAGTTGTCGCACGTTACTCGTACGAATTCCTGCTTGTAACGACAAACAGTATCGTGAAAGTATCGGACACAATCACGACGTTCAGCAAAGTCAAAGTTACGCACGACCTTAGGCACCGTAAATCTCCGTTTTAAAGTCGACAGGGAAGATAGCCGTTGTAAAAACACCAAGCCGCTTACAATAAGTATTAAACTGATCGGGGCTAAGTGTTCCAGGTAGGTTGAAAGACTTGGCAAGATCCTTACCTTTCACAGAGTACGCATACGTACGCTTGCACAGATCGAAGATGAAAGGATACAACTTCGGATACCGTACCCAAGCATTGCTCAGAGAACGATACTCACATCCATATTTCTTGGGACGGAAGGCACCCAGCTTACCGTACATCTTACGGCGCTTGGTATCCTCGTCCCAGTTGCGTTCAATCATGGAGAAGATCGCATCCAAGTTCTTACTGAGCAGGCAGCAGTCCAAGATGTGAGACTGATCTTTAACATCAAGTCCGCCAGTCTCATCCCAGCCAATATGTAGGTGCCCTGCACCAGTACGCATGGTAGTACGATTGTCAGGGCGTTCGTTAGGCTTACCGTAAGCGTAAGCGTCAAAATCAGGGTCACATCCCAACTCCTTACATTTGGATGGAATCTTCTTAAAGTATTCTGCGTTGTAATTCACAGCAGGAGAGAAGTTGAAGCGATACTTCTTCGGCACCATGCTGCGAACCTCATTGAGAGTCCCCAACACGTTCTCTGTGAACTCTTTCCTAGTATACGACGGATTGATATTGAATTCAACAGCCGTACCATCCAGCTGGACTGCACCAAACTTAAGCTTGTGCGGTTCAGCCTTATCACCAGGCACAATACCGTGTGCACTGATGTTTTTGTTGCCATGCTTGAGAAAGAATTCTGGATCAGCACCGATACTTACTTTAGCCATAACACTTCCATCCTCTAGATACTCTGCTCCTGGTCCGTCTGGATTTGGTATACCCCAGACTAATTCAAAATCATCACCCCGTACCTCATCAGCCCTTGCAAGACCTAGCCGAAAGTAGCGAAGAGGATCTGGATTGCGAACAGGTACGGGTACTTCAACCCATTTCACATACTTTGCAATCCACTCAACCTCCCACCCATCCCTTGCTGGTGGAGGATCAGGTCTCACATAAGGTTCTTGCTTAGGACGTAGATCAAGCTTCTCGATCTTACGTTTCTTTGGTCTATTATTCCACCACTCAGGATGCAGTACTTTGTTTAGTGGCATGAGACTCCCTCTTCATCCTCATCTTTCCAGTCGAAAGCTGGATCGAACCACAACTGGTCAGGATTGTGAAGCTGTTCTTTAATCTGATGCATTCTCTCAATACCAGCTTCTTTGTTGTTGTGAGCATCAAGCAACAAACGAGTGCCGATGTAGATCGGCTGGCCACGACGAGGCACAATCCCGTTGCACTTGATATGATCTTTCACCAATTGATCATCGATGTAATCATCCATGACAAACTGATTGTAGTGCAACCACCATACCTTCTCAGACATGAGCGGATGCTTACCACTGATCATGCAACCGTTAGCCGTCAGCTGATAGAGCTTATCGCGACCAACAAACTGCCCATACCAATCAGTATATCGAAGAACTTTTCGAAAACCATTAAGAAGAACGAGAGGAGGATAACCGAAAGAGGGAGGAGAGCGACCATTAAATACACGAAAAGGAAACTCCACTGAGCCTTCGCTCACATTCAAGTTCTTGACGTTAATCGCAGGCGGATCAAGTTTCTTTGAGTGGTCAACAGCAAGGACTGCTGTCGGATCATCATCCTCTGCTTTCCTAGAAGTCGGTAGCATGGGAAGGGCTCGTGAACGAGCAAGCTCAATCTCTTCCTGAGATTTGAAGACACTGTTCTGCTCGGTAACCTTTTCTTGAGTAGCATAGTTGTTTCGCCTTGCCCGGAAATCACCCCAACCTTTAAACTCAGGAACCTCGGGCTTAATGTCCTCGAGTTTGTGCTTGGCATTTCCGAACATCCAAGTGAGCTTGTACCCAGCAGCAAGGTTCACAATATCACCCATCTGGATGCTGTCTTGGAAGCGTGCTCGGACCAATTCCAAGAACATACCGTCAGAAGCCCAGAAAAGCTTCTTTTTATCCTCCGTAAAGCAATAGGCCAGAGGACGCTTGTCGTTGCGCACCAGGACCAATTCATTGTGGTGGCTATCTAGGTAGCTGACCGCATACTCAGCGCTGTGTCCGGCCAAATCTAGGGCTTCTAGGAGCCCTTTAGCAGCGATGCTCCGGATCAGCAGCTCAGAATCCGTTTTATCCCCATCTTTTGCCTCCAAACGGTACTTGGGGACGCACCCATTCTGCGCTCCTATGATATGGGCAGCATGGAAGGGGTGAGCATTGTCTTTTTTGACACTTCCGCACGTCGCAGCACGAGTGTGCCCCATGACACACAACGTATCCTTGTGCTGAGCGACAATTCTGTCAAAATCACCAGCCCAAAGGAAGTCAACCGAGTGATCAATGGACTTCATCCAACTAAAGTATGTAGTGTTGCGCTCTTTCTTACCCATCTTGCGAAAAGCAAAGCCAACACCGGTGCTATCCATGCCTCGAAGAGCACTGAGGAAGCCCAATTCCTTTACGGCTTCCACATCCTTCTTGTTCAAAGCGGTGCCGACAGCACCAAACAATCCACACATGTGTCACTCACCTTCCTGTAAGAGTTTAACCAATCGCTTTAACTGTTCGAGAGTGAAATCTCTCTTAGCAATATTAGCAGAGAGACAGATCACCCATACATTGTCTGGCACATACCCCTTGTTAGCATTCTTACGATCAATCGTGATACTGTAAGGTGTCTGCTGACCGAGGACAGGCCAGAAAGGTTCCTCAGTGATGGGGCAGACATCAGGAATGATAAGATCTTCCCAACGCAGAGTATGTTCGAGACCATCTCGCTTTGCCCTCCATCGAGAGTTACGAGCGAGATACTTCGCTGCCTTGACTTTCCACTCAGGAGACACACTCTCCTGTAGTTTCTTGTCTCGAACATCTTCATTCATCTTTTTTGCCATACGCAATACCTGTTTTGGTCAAAAATTTTCGCGATAAAAATTCGTGGTTTTAGCGCCACCGTAGTCGGTTAGTCGGGGCGCTGGTAATGATTGTAGAAGTTTTCCCACATCTTCACCTTCTGCGCTTCGCTATCCATCATGAAGCGATCAATCATTCCGAAGAATACTTCACGGTTGTAGTAGTTACCCTTGACCGTGTACTCGGGATGCGGCTGATAGCAGAGGCAGTTACGATCCTCATAAAGAATAACCTCTGCGTCATCCCAGATATTATCTCGATGCTCGATAACATATCGAGTTGTCTCTTCGGCCTTGTTCTTCTCCATCGAACGATTGGCAGCATAGAGAACTTCACCGCCTGGGCCGGGGATCATCATCTGATGATGCGTTGAGGTTACGTCAACAGACGTGACGAAACCTTCGAGTGGACGGCCTAGCCGCATCTCATGCAGAGTCGCGATAGCATGGTGCGTCACGTGCTGATACAATGAGCCATTGCCCACCATAACATTGAGGAACTGACCACCACGACAGATGCCAACCTTTGGTTGCTTATCGCTGCACTGCTTCAGACATTTCAAATCTTCCATGTCTGAGAAGTAATCAATCTGTGTCGTTGGATGTCTCTTCTCGCCATAGAGAAACGGATTAACATCCGCACCGCCGGGGAATACAACAAGGTCAGCTTCGGAGACATCACTCGTCCGTTGCCAACCCATGAGATTGAACATCTGTTGTATGCCCATATCAGGGCGAGACATAGTATATGTAGGTTTCATAGTGCTGACCACTGCTCCCTTGCGCTTACCAAATCCTGAATAGAGACCATCTTATTCCCGTTATCAACAGGTCGGAAAGGAATAGGAAAGTTAGGATCAGCCTTAGCTAACGCACCAAACCTACCCTTGTAGTAATATGTCTCAACCTTTGCTGCGAAGTCAGACAAGAAGGGATGGCACTTACCATCATCACCTTCAAACATCCTATACATTTTCGTACAGCTCTGCTTCTTCTTGTAGTTAGAGTGTGCATACACACCAAGGTTGTGATAGTTAAGCTCACCGCTATCAAGCGCTTTGAGACTATGAGTCTTGTATCGTTCATTGATTCGACCATAGTAACCATAGTCATCATAGTTGTAGATAGTGGTGTGTACATTGACGTAATCAGCGGACAGTCGATGACCACCAAATTCCTTAGAGGTAATCTGACAGATGTAGTACGCTTCAGTGTCCTTCAATCCTGCATCAAGTGCCTGAGAGAACACTTCTGCCTTCGAAGGAAATTCCCACGGAGTACGGCTTGCGATGCACAAAGAACCAATGAGACAAGTAAGTACATCAGTATCAAGAATACTGAAACCGATGTAGCTTCCGTCATCTCGTTTGTAAACTTCAAGACCATTGAAGGCTTGACGATATGGTGAGCGTTCCTTGCTAAAGAGAAAGTCATAGTATCTCTTAGCTACTGCTGCACCAGACTTCTCTGGCAGTGCGCTGTGAATAGAGGCAATCTCTTTGCCTGCAAGATAGTCATTGCCCGGTAAGGCACGAGCATGACAGATGTCGTTAGCATGTTCAGAGACAGCACCAGTCTCACTCTGCAAATAGTACGAGCACGTACCACCACCTCTAGGCATGTGCTTCTCAAGCCATTCAACCGGCACGATCTCTTTCTTCGCCATTCTGCACCTTCAGATATACTGTTACATTGTTTCTAAAGAACGTGGTATTTCCATCGAGTGAGTAGTACTCAGTTTCTACAAGACTGAGCGACTTGGTCCACCGCTGGACATCAAAGCGAGAAAGCATGTAGTCCATTTGGGATTCAGTTCCCGGGTAGATCGTGTATGTACGATCCTTTACCAGAGTATAGGACATATATGCCTCCTCGCTTTGGGTTTGACAAGGCTATGTGGTGGGAAAGAAACCCAGCAACCAAGCCTTGATGCTGAACGGCAGGGCGACAGTCTCGACCTGCTCGTCATTCTCGTGGACGGAATGCCAACGCTGCTTGCGTCCCTTCTTGTCAGCAGCTTCGTACTCAAGGTAGAATACCTTTCTCACCTGCTTGACTTCAATGTCGCGAGCCTCAACGGTCGTAACCGTGGCAAGTGAGCCGTCCTCAAGAACAATCGTCGATCCGACGGCGACATCCTTCATGTCGGTATCAACGGTACGCACTTCACGCTTACTCATTAAGTGAACTCCATTAGTGCCTCACAAGAGTGAAGCTAACGCCTCACTGCGCATCTGCTTCAACTCACTACGATACCAATGACGTTTGCTGTTGAACACAGACCAGCGTTCAAAGCTCCAGTCACCACCATCATAGAAAGCATCGACAGATAAGACACGAGTGATGTGCCTCTTGCGTGTGCAATAGTCACAGTCACACCCATGTTTCCAGCTGTGTTTGCAGTGTTTGAACACAGACAGTTGTAGTAGTGAAGGCCATATTCTAGCCCTCACTTCTTGCTCTATCCTCGCTTCAAGTCTAGTCAGACTTGGATGCGAGGTCGTACACGAGGGAATAATCCCCTTCATCGAGAGCCTTGCTGAGCGCCTTGCGGACTTTCTCAACCTTCTCTCCATGTTCCTTGATTGCCTTTGTCTTCTCTTTCGAGAACGTCGAGCTGACGAGCTTGCCTTCGCCATCGTAAGACTCCTGATCCGGCTTGCTGATCTTCTTCGTCTCGTTCTCAAGACGGTGAAGCTTGTCCATCACCGTGACGATGGCCTGCGAGCGCTTGTTCACTTCTCGCGTAACCATCGCATCGACAACAGCATCTTCAACCTTCGGGCCGACACCGGCCAGAGATTCGACAATACGCTCGTGCAGTTTCATTGTATGCTCACTTTCTTTCCGTGGTCTCAACCACTATGATCGGCGGCATAGCCCATCCGCTTGCCGTAGTTACCCAGATCTCCATACGCACACTCATAGAATGAGGGAGTGAGACACACAGCTAAGACATAGGTAGACAGCCTACACTTATCTGTTCCTCACTCCCTTCTTGTTTGTGGTCTTCACCCGTCGTACTTCACTGGTTCCACGTATCCAGATAAAGCTAGGCTGTGTCGAAAGGTGGGTCGGGGCTTGACGTACAAGTCACCCTTCCAACCAGTCAACACAACCTTACTTCCGGGGAAGTCTGACAACTCCTCAACTCTGCGTAAGTTGAGTCTGTGGTCGAGTGCACTCGCAGCCTTCACGATCCGCACCTTATAGTGCATGGTCTTTTCACCATCCACTGCGCAGTCTGGGATGAAATAGGGACGCCTATTGCCCATGGCAGTAAGCTCCGTGAGTTCCATCCACTCGGTACTCAACATGTCTTGCAGAGTTTGGACGTTCTGCAAGTTTACAAAGGTTTCAATCTTCGACATAGTGAGTACCCTCTAAGGTTTGGAAGGGAAACACAGTTACCTATATGCTCGTATCCGACGGTCCTAAAGGACAACACGATAAACCCACTCTCAGGGTAGGACTCTCGTGTACTGGTTGACGCCTAGTGACGGCAGGGCCTTAGCCAACAACCTCTCGGTTATTCCTCAGACCTCTCATGTAGATGAACATGAGTTTAGTCCTTGGCGGTGGGCTCAGCGGGCCAGCGGTGCTGCGGCTGCTATCTTAGTGAGAGCGTTTGCCACCAGCCAGTAACCTGTTCCCAGGAGACTAGCGTACAACCCGGCAATGGCCATGATCGTACCTCGCTGCATAGGATCAACAGGAGGCAGTGTCCTAAACGTGCGGACTACCTCCAATTCGTTGAACTTATCTTTGAGTAGTTCGAAACGCTTGGACACATACGAGACCTGTCCTGCCCAGAGGCCACCCTCGCACCGTGCGGGATTCTCTGCGACATGCTCAATAACAGGACCCATGTCCACTTCAGCCATAGTAACAGGCTGAAGGCTAGCCTGCCTTTGAACCGCGGGCAACAGAGTAGGTTTCGTGAACAAGTCACGATTGAGCACCTTACTCAGCAGCACGGGAACATTGACCGGCAGACTGCGAAGATCGACAACACTCTCGTTAGGTTTCTGCTCAGGGGCAGAGACACTAATACCAACATCCAAGTTGGTGATGTGTGCGATCCCGTAGGACGCCTTAAGTGCAAGGTAATGCTTGATAGCAGGAGCCCTGTGTTTAAAGCGACGAGGCTTGCCAAACCTACCGTGCACGATGTAGATGCTATTCGTAGAGCGAGCCTTGCGGCGTGCCTTACGAATAGCTCGACGTTCGAGCGGGCAGATGTAGCGATCGCCCGCGTCACCAAACGAAGCCTTTGCCACGCGGGCAAGTTCTTCGTAAGTCAGTGGAGCGAACTGGGAAACCTTAACGGCTTCTTCATACGCCCTAGTCCAACCTAAACCCATGATACTTCCTCATCATTGATACGCTTGCACTAAGACTAAGATGCTTGACACACATCCTATGAGCCACCAGTAGTGACAGCGCACATGCGTTAACCCAGCATGTGAGAGGATCGCCCACAATCCCTCATATCACCAGAGCTTTGATCCATTTAACAGGACTATTTCTCTGATTTCTGAGGCCAAGATTGTAAGGCAGATTCGAGGGTGGTTTTTAGTTCTCATATACATACTAAGCGGAACCACCGAAACCACAAACCGAACTTGGTGTGGTGGATAAAGGTGTAACCTTGAACTCTTCGACACTCTGCTTATCTCTTACCCAGTTCTAGACCACGCCAATTCAGTTGATGTACCCACCTAATCCATAGAAGATGTAGCCATCATCAAGTATATATAAGAACATAACGCAAGCCATCACCACGTAGCTCGCTTGCTCGCACCTTCTTATGAGTGTGTCGATGTGTCTGCCGAAGGATGCGCTTCGCTTGCGCTTGGCTACCGAGCCAGACTCCTCCGTCTTCTTCGACTCGCTTTCCTTCGGTTTGACGTGACCGATAGTGAGCGGTCGTGATGTACCTAGGCGGGCTCTTCGCTTCCCAGGAAGGTCGTTTACTTTTATCAAACGACTTGACATATGCGACTCCTTTACTCATGGAATTTCTTCCTCCATACCCAATAGACCAGCGGCCACACCAAGACAAAGATGATTGACATTGCGATGTACGAATCACCTTCGTCTTCACAGAGATGCCTGAGCTTGTACTTCTTAGCTAAGTGCTCGTCTGTATAAGCAAGAATTAAGCATCCGACTGCTATCCAAGCCAGTACGACAGCAAGCATCTAGCCCTCCACCAACTTATAATACTCTTGGCCGGTTTTTGTCTTTCTATACGCTGAATTATGCGTAAGCAGAGCTAGAATAATATCCTGATCAAGTTCGCCCCACTGACCGCATGTCAGAAATCCGCGCTGTGTCACATAAGAACCATCAGCATTTCGAGGCGCACTGTTGCTAAGGAATTCAGTAAGGATATACTTGTTCATTCTAATCCTCCATAGGATCAACGGTTCCAGGCACCATGAATACTTGGCGTCCAGTATACTCCATTGCAACGGCTTTAGGGTGCGGCTTATTGATGCAGACGCACCAATAGCGTTGCGACCATTCACCTTTCACATTATTCCAGATACTGCTGTGCTTTATGTAAAAGACATACATAAGCTTCTCCTTTAATGAGGGATATGGCATCACGCGGGAGTGTGATTTTGTTTAACGTCAGCCATTATGACGGGCAGAATAGGAGAGGGCAAGCAATTCCGCACCAAGCCAGCAGCGAGCTACGCCCTCAAACGGTGTGGGGACACCGTTATATTAGCCAAGCGATTCTTTCGCCATGTAGTGAATGACGACAATCATAAGGATCAGCATAAGCATTTTGCTCTCCAAAATTCGCGTATAAATTACGCTCGTTTTGCGCGAGCCGTAGTCGGCCCTGTCACAGCTCAAGATCAAGCGATGTTGATTTAGACTGCATACGTTTGTAGTATGCACGCACATCAGGATGCAGCGCATCGACATACATATCGATAGCAGCGCTAACGATAGCAGTCATGCTGGTGCCACGATCATGAGCAACCAGCAACTTGAGGATGCGGTGATGCTCATCACATATCGGTATTGTCTTGGCTGCGCTCATCACACGATGTCCTCTTCCGTGCAAGCGACAACAGTGACAGCCGGGTTAAGGATACGTACCATTGTCCGAGCCATCACATCATTGCGAGCGTGTATACGGTAGACACGTTGTCTACCGTAACAGTTAAGACACCATACATTCCACATCTGCCACATGGTTATGTGTCCTTATGTTGAGAAGCTAATGTCATGGCTTGACGTACCATGACTGAGTATCATCAGCGGTTCGCCTTGATACAACGTATCCAGTATTCTCCCAGACGTGAGCCAGGGTACTGACTGGAATTAGAATCCTTGGTTAGGATCAACCATCGTCGGATCTTTGTGTATCCAACCGAGGTAAGACAGATAACCTGCTTCCTTGTAGCCGGTGTTGTTGTGCGGCTTAGGATCGGCAGGCGCTGGTATCGCATTGCATGGCAAGCGCTGCCATCCACGTTCAGTCATGATGAACATGAGTTCTCCTTGCAAAGACAATGTAGAAAGGCCCGATGATCAAACGTCGTCCTTCATACGTTGCACATATCTCATCGTCTCGCGATGCGCAAACATCTTGCATCTCATACCTATGAGAGCGTATGAAGTTGCGAATAGCATAGTAGATACGTAAAGACATATGCAAGTTGTCCTTATTTTATAGGGGTTTCTTATGCATTGGCTTGACGCACCAATGCTGAGCACTAGCAGCCTGCCAGTGACAGCGATAGCCACCGATCTAGGATCGGATCATGCTATGTTCAGTTAGCGGGAAGCTCGCCCTTCAACTGAGCAAGAAACTTCTCAGCCTCGGCGATGCCATAGACGTTCGTCTTAACACCTGCCTTGTCGCGTGCTTCTGCGTTGCCCTTCATATCCTTAGCGCGCTTAATCGCACGCTCAAGATCAGCAAACAACGAGTAGTCACGGAAGACATCTTCCTTCTTGATGCTGAGATGATAAGGCTTGGACAACAGCGTCGTGATAACCTGCGTCTTATCCTTTTCAATGTCCGCTTTGAGAGCGTCCATCTTATCCTTAACAAACTCAAGGCGCGTCTTCTTAGACGTCAATGATTGCACGTGCATCATCATTCCGTTTCTCTTCAACGAGAACCTGAATGAGAGCATTGATGTACTTGCTTGTCATGTTCTGAGCAGCGTGCATAATGAAGCACGTACTAACCTGCGTCAGATTCTTGCGGAAGTGTGCTGCTGATTTCTTGATACCAGCCAGCATGAACTCCATCTTGTCATTGCCACCATCGAGCCGCTTGCTCACGTTAGCAATGTCGATTGCGCTGACCTCCAGCGCCACAGCCTTAGCCATTGTTGTCTCCATTGGGTTAGGTTGATTGTTTTGGTAGAGGCGACAACAACCTATTGGACGCCATACCCCAATGAAGGACGGCAAGCCTACCACACTCTAGCCCTAGTCTAGTTTCATGTGTTAAATGGTTAGGTTGATTGTCTATGTGTGGCCAACATGCGTGCCCATAACACGCACCAATACCACACCATTAGCTCTAGCTTTTGAGTCGGCAACATGCTTAAAGCAGCACGTTGGACGAGCGTTCAATGTTGACGCTCCTAGGCAATACATCGCAACACGTGGCACAAGCTATGCTTGCGAGACACGTTGCTTCATTGCAATCGCATAAGGTTTTGCATCCCACTCATTCCCATGAATGGCGCTGATTAGGCGGCATTAGTTTGCGGTCGGCGTAAGACTTCAAGCTAACAGACTGCATCTGTCTGTTAGCAAAGCGTCACGTCCCGCTACATGGCATAGACACACAAGTGTGTGTAATAGATGCGGCGTCATGCATCTACGCGTCACGCTATGTCGTGACGTCTATCAACTGGCGACATTGTTACCCCTACCCGCAAGCATACTCACTACGCTTTCGCTTGCGGGCAGTCGCGCCTCAATCCTTAAGGGCTCGCCGTGCTTTAGCTTTCGCAGCTTCGATCAAGTCGAGCTGAGCTAAAGCCTTAGCGTGCTTAGCCTTATCCAACCTAGCATAGCTGCTAGGATGGCTCTTATATGTGGCCCTACATTCACCGTCACTTAGCATCGCAACACGTTCCTCACGTGCCGTCGCGCTATCAGGATCATAAGACCATTGCGGCTGCCTTGCACCAATAGGTTGCTTGCGATACGGGATACCGACATTCTGCCGGAAATCCGAGATAGCAGGGTAAACCATTGGCTTGCTAGGTTTAGGAAACACACACTTTTTATCTCCGTATCTGGCCCGTTGTCCAGCTTTCGGGGAAGTGTGAGACATAACCTTAGCTAGGGCTTCGCCGCGCAAAGATAGGATTTTGCGCATGTTCGCCTCGCCAGTTATAGCCGGGAAGCTGCCCGGTCAGATTGCTAGCGGCGAAGGCCCGAGGGCCGCTCCTGAACCGCTAACGAAACTCTTATCGCCTGGAATTGTGTCAAAAATAAGGCAGGGTTCGATCACGAATTATCACGGAATGATCACGGGTTCGTGAACGCTTTCCCGTGTGGGGAAAGGTACGAGCGCGCGCGAAAACGCGATAAACAGTGTTCAGTCAAGCTCGAAGCCGATCACGTTATTGTGACTTGACGGTGTATGGGCAACTCGACTATGCGCGCGAGCGCGTGCGTGCGCATGCGTCAAGGACGGGAGATTGTCAAGTAAACTTAATGTGATCGAAGTTCATGGTTTGTTCAGGGTGACAAATCACTTAAAAATCAATAGGATAGCGATTCGTTCCGTATATACAACCCGAGGCTAGTTGTGGATACAAGGGGGGGCGGGGGGTGCGGGTGCAGGATGGAATTACCCTCTAAAAATATCTAGCAGAAATTCTAGAAACAGAAATATTTAAGGT